CCGCCAGGTTGGGAACATCGCCGAGGCGGATGCCTTTCTTAATAAGGTCCGCCAGTATGAGCCCTCATACCGGCCTGGTTCGCACGACTATGGAACCTACGGGCCGAATGCGGCTCGAGTCCATGGGCAGCCGTACAAACCGGAATCTTGGACATCGGGGACAGCGACGGCTGCGCAAGCAGCGCGCAAGAAGGCATGGGAAGACTACGTCCGCTCCCGCTATTCGAATCGGCGGTATCAGCAGGCTTATGGAAAGTATGCGCAGGCAACCGGGGCAACCGGAGGAAAGAGGCGGCCGACAATGCACGCGGAGCCAAAGAGCGAACCCTCCTCATCGACTGCATCAAAGCCTGCCTCTAAAGGACCGGTGGACCGAAAGGCTGCAGCAAAGAAAGCCTGGGAGACGATGCGCGCCAAGCGGTCGGCGGCTGCCGGCAAGGCTGCGGATAGCACAGATTTTCGGGGCCGGATGCACCGCGCCCTCGATCGAATTCTCGACTGGCGTAGGGGTCGAGCAGCGTAACAACGCAATCAAACACAGCTTCACATTCCGCCGCAAGGCGCAAAGGAGAGAATCACCATGAAACTGAAGTCAATCGCCCTTACGTTCTGCGCTTTGCTGTTCGCTGCCATCACTTGCATCGCGCAGGTTCCTTCCGTCAATTATGTTTCCCAGGCGGGAGTCACCCTATTCTCCTACACGAGCGCGACGGCCACGGCCACAAGTTCCGTCGTAGTCGTCCCGAATCACAGTGCGCTGGGAAATCTGCTCATCACCACTGCCGGAATCACCGGCAGCCCGAGCGGATGCAGCGTCGCGCTCTATTCAGTGAGCAACGCGAGCCAACTGGCGCCGGCGTCTCCTGAGCAGACTGTGAGCTTCTCAATCTCGACAGGCACTCACGCCCAGACTGTTGCTGCGCTGTCGGCCTCCGATGTCACCACAGACGCCATCGAGGCAATCTATGCGTGCTCATCTGCTTACCCGACCGCCGGCACAATCACGGTCAGCTTTGCGCCAATCAATACGACGAACGTGACAGTGACCAGCGGCGCGCTGACTGTGACCAATCCAGTCGTAGTGACTCAGACGACTACTGGCGATCCTTGCGAGAACCCGCAAGTGGCGAAGAGCTCGGTTGCGCTGGCAATCAGCACGGCTACCACGACTCAACTGGTCGTGCCTAGCGGGACGACTGCCGTGTATGTCTGCGGGCTTTCGGCCAGTTTCGGAGCCTCTACAACCATGAGCCTCGAGTATGGGACGAGCTCGGCCTGCACGGGAACCCACGCGCTGACTGGCGTCTATGCTCCGGCGACCGGATCAATCCTTACTTTGGGTGGAGCGCACCTGGTCACTCCTGGCAGCCAGGGCGTCTGCGCGGTCAGCACTGGCACAGGCGGCATCAACGGGGTCTTAACATTCGTACAACAATAGGATAATTGCTGTACATTGCATTGTGTCCTATAATAAGGCATGGCTATTCAAATCGGCGATGTCTTTGGACGTTTGACCGTATCTTTCCTGTTCACAGACGAGAAAAAGATTCGCAGAGCAGAGTGTGTTTGTTCATGCGGAGGAAACAAAAACCCCCAACTTAGTGCTCTTCGTACCGGAGCGACTAGGAGTTGCGGCTGTCTACAGAAAGAAGAGGCAGCCGCAAAACGGGTGCGTCATGGTGCGATGCACCGCGGAAAACGTTGGCCTGAATACAATGTTTGGAATGCAATGCGCGGTCGATGCTCTAATCCGAAGTCGAAAAGTTATTCAAACTATGGCGGCAGAGGAATAAGAGTTTGCGAACGATGGAACGATTTTGGTTTGTTTATCGAGGATATGGGGCGCCGTCCGTCACCTGAACTGACGATAGAGCGCAAGAACAACGATGGGAACTACGAGCCTGGAAACTGCGTTTGGGCGAGCCGCGAGGTACAACGCAGGAATCGAAGGCCAATGCCCAACGAGCGCGCTATCCGTATGAACGGTGAGCAATTGTCGTTTTACCAATTTGCCAAGAAGCATCAGATGACCTATAAAGCAGCGTTTTACAGAGCAACGCATGGTCTGATTCCTGATGCAGAAGTAGTGGAGATCGGTCCACGAATTTCCAAACGAAAATAGTGATGAATCAATTCTTCATCTACCTGCGCGGGATGCGCGGTTGTCGACGTGCGTCTAAAAGGAATGAAGACAAATGGTTAAGTCGGCAAAGAAGATGGACATCTCGATCGATTCCGAGCGCGGCATAGTGCGCGTCGGAGACATCGAGGTGGATGTCAACGTGCTGCTTGCCATTGCGAATCCAAACTCCAGAATACTCTGGCGGTTCATGAGTGAGGGCGGACGCATTCGCAGCATTCCTTATGACGAGTCGAAGGTGATCTGGATAGAAAACGGCGACCTGGAGCGAGACGAGATACCGGCTTTGGCCTGAGCGGAAAGCGAGAAGATAGGATGAGTGTAGTCACAATGCCAGCCGATCTTCCGCATCGCCGTATAAGAGCAGGCGCGGAGTCCATCCATGATCGATTGAATGGGCTGCTTGGAAGCGGTGATGTCGGTCGGGCATTTGATTATTTCTCAAATGTTCCTGCACGTATGGGGTTTGGAACTCCTTCCCTGGCCGAAGCTGCAACCTATGAACTCGAGCGCCTCTCATTCTCTTACTGGCTGCTCATCACGCTCTATGAGAACCATTGGATCGCTGCCAAGATCGTCGACACGCCAGCCAAGGACATGATTAAAGCGTGGCCGCGGCTGACCAGCGATGTGGCTCCAAAGGATCTGACGCGCATCGATCATTGCCTGCGCGCGACGCAGACAAGAACCAAGATGTTGCAGGCGATGAAGTGGGGCAGGCTATTTGGCGGAGCCGGCGCGCTTATTGTCATCGACGGTCAAGAGAACCAACTCGACGAACCTGTCGACCTGGACACCGTGGGCATCGGCGATTACAAAGGCTTGATTCCTTTCGATCGCTGGACTGGAATCTATCCCGAAGGTGAGATATGCTCTGACGTCAATCGTCCCATCGACTTCGGCCGTCCGGAGATGTATCGAGTCAACCTTCAAGGCGGGAAGAGTTTCAACGTTCACTGCTCGAGGATTTTGAGGTTCACCGGTCCAGAGATGCCATCACCTGAGCGCGAGGCTCATTCATGGTGGGGAATATCTGAAATCGTTCGGCCCTATGAAGAGATTCGCAAGCGCGATAACATGAGCTGGAACATTCTTTCGCTCACGTTCCGCGCGCAGATCCTGGGGATGAAGTATCCGGAGCTCGCGCAAATGCTGTCTGGCATAGGCATAGGGCAGGCTGGCGCGCAGCAATGGAACGCTCGGATGTCTGAGATCAATAGGATGCTGTCCAATCAAAGCATGATCGCTCTGCCGAAGGATGGAGAGCTTCAGTCCGTCAACTACACTTTTTCTGGATTAAGTGACTGCTATCAACAGTTTCAGTTGGACATATCCGGCGCAACGGGCATCCCGGTCACCAGGTTATTTGGACGGACCATCAGCGGCCTGGGCCAGTCGAACGATGCTGACGAGCGTATCTATGAGGAGCGCATCGCGTCCGATCAGGACGAGGGAATGCGGCCTCAACTCGAGAAACTGTATCCGGTCATCTGCATGTCTACCTTGGGCGAGGTTCCAGACGATCTCGATCTGACCTTCCCGAGCGTGCGTGTGCTGGACGAAAAGGAAAAGTCGGAGCTCGGAAAGACGGTTGCGGATACCGTGCTGGTTGCCATGAACGGCGGCATCATCTCCGCGCGCACAGCCGGCAAGGAATTGAAGCAGGCCTCGGACAAGACCGAGATCTTCACCAACATCACAGACGAAGACATCGAGAAACTCTCAGATGAAATTTCACCGGAGGGAGAGATGGGCGGCGACCTGTTCGGCGCCGGGGGCGGCGGCGGGCTCAATCCCGCTGGCAGTCCTTCCAAGGTGCTCAAACAAGAGAACCGCGAGGGTAAAGAGGCCGGTGAGAAGCCGGAGCCTGGGCAGGAACCTGATTCCGATGAGGATGGCGGTGAGGATTCGGATGATGAGGACGCCGATCGCATTCACGGTCTCAGGCGGATGGCGCGCGCCGCGGATGATGCCGAGTGGCAGGAATCCAAGATCAAGCGCGACGATGAAGGTAAGTTCGCCGGTGGCACAGGTGGCACAAAGAGCGGCGGCGCGGGCAGCCGCTACGAGACCGGAAAGACGGACCACCTGGTCGCTTACAAGTCGCGTGAGCAATGGCCGGAGCACGCGAAGAAGCTCGCGATCCCTCCGGCATGGACTGACGTGCGGGTGAGCCCGAACCCGAAGGCTGACTTACAAGCAACTGGCAGGGACTCGAAGGGCCGTCCTCAGTACATCTACTCGCAGCGCTTCAAGGACAGCCAGGCCGCGATGAAGTTCGAACGTGTCGAATCGCTGGCGCAAGACATCTCAATGATCGACAAGCAACTCTCCACCATGCGCAAGAGCAGGGACGAGCACACGCGGGATCATGCAGACTGCATGACGCTCATTCGCAAGATCGGCCTGCGGCCAGGCAGCGAGTCGGACACGAAAGCCAAGGTGAAAGCCTACGGCGCGTCGACACTCATGGGTCACCATGTCTGGGAGCTCGGCAACGCGACGCGGCTGCGGTTCGTTGGCAAGAAAGGCGTGACCATCAGCCTGCCGGTCGACGATGTTGACATGGCCAGGATGCTGCGCAGCCGGAAGCGGGCCGCCGGCGCCAAGGGCAAGATTTTTCCATCGGTGAGCGATGCCAGCCTGAGAACCTTTTCGAACGAAAAGTTAGATCACGGGTCGTACCATACGAAAGATTTTCGTACTCATATCGCGGCTGAAACAGCGCAAGAACTGATCGATGGAATGAAGCCGCCGGCCAGCGAAAAAGAGTATAAGAAAAAAGTGAAACAGGTGGCGACGAAGGTTGCAGAGCGGCTTGGGAATACAGCGACCGTTGCTCTCCAGAGCTA